CGTCGGCGATGATCGCAATCGCTGTTTTCAGCGCCGGTTTCGGCGTCGGCCACACATACATCAGAACCGGCTGCCGTTCAGTTCCCGCAGTAGCGTGTTGTTTTTCGCGTCGTCGCGCATCGCCTCACCGGTTCCGGTCACCACCGAGGTGCGCCACCGGCCGTACGGTCGGCGGGCGCCCTGGCGGGAACCGGTGAAATAGCCCTCTTCCTCGAGCTGTTCGTTGGCCCGGTCGGCGATGTTCCCGCTGATGTTCTCCAGCAGGGCAACCAGTTTCGGCAGACTACGCATCTCGTAAAGGCTGTCGTCGCGCCACTTAATCTTCATCGTCGACTCCCACCGTGCGCCACACACCCTGAGCGAACACCTGAACGAGCTTGTCGCCCTGCGGGCCAACCCAAATCTCCAGGTTGTTGTGTTCGTCGGTGGAAAACCGGGTTGCCGTGTCGAACTCGATGGTCGACGAATCGACCGCCTCCACGAAAATCATGAGCCGTAATCCGTTTTGATGGAGAACACCGAGCGGGTGGCGAATGTTCGGAACGGTTTGAGCCGCATTTTCAACGCTGCAGTCAACCACGGCCCCGACGAGGTGGCCGACTCGACTCCGACAGTCACCTGCGCATACTCGGTTGATGTCGAATAGCCGGTGGCGTCATAGTTGGCGGTAGTCGTCGTCGGCTTGTTCAGGACAGCCGTCACCATCGTGGCGACCACCCGAGCTACCGGGGAAGGCACCGGATCTGGGGTGTAGCCAAGATAGCCCACCACCAAATCCGATGCCTCCTCCAGCAAGGTGGAGACATCCTCAGATTCGGTGAGAGAACGCCCCAAAGCGTTCTCAACATCAGAATCGGATGCCAGCGCCATCAGCTGCCCGCAACCGCCACGTCAACGAGCTTGCCGTGCTTCTTCTCGTTGCCGTACCGCAAACCGATCTCGCCGTAGACCTGAACCTTTTCGCTGGCGCCGGTCTTGGCGAGCGGCTCCGCGAAGAAATGCCCCTTGCCGGGGATCTCGAGGAACGCGGGGGCGCAGTCCTCCAGCGAGCAGACGATGATCGTGTCGGCCGGCACATACCGGGACAGCACGATGTTGCACCGACCGAAATCGGTTTCGAACGTCTGCAGGTTCACGCCGCCGACGTTGCGGGACGTCTCCTGGTAGGCGCCGTAGTTCGCTCCGGTGATGAACAGCCCGGTCAGCTTGCGCTTCAGGGTGGCGTTCACCATCAGGGTGCGGGTCTCCGATTCTTGGATGCCGCCGTTCTCCCACACCGACTGCATCAGATCGAGAACGTCACCCGTGGTGAGGGTGGCACCCGAAAGGTCCGACACGTTCGTCTCGATCGCCTCGAGCAGGCCGCGGGTCGAACGGGCTGTGGAGTTGTTCTCCGGCAGGCTGTAAGTGCCCGAGATGAACGACTTCTCCACATCGCGTGCGATCTGCTTGAACTCCTGCTGCAGCTGCCAGGCCAGTTCGTCGGTGACCTCGTTCATGCCGCCGACGAACGGTGCGGTGCCGGCGAACTGGTTGGTCGCCGCCTGCTTGGTGTAGGACACCGACACCTGTTCCTGGTGGATTTCCAGCACGTTCGACCCGGCCGCCCGGACCCGGCCCTCGGCGGTCGGCGCGTCGGCACCCTCAAGACGTTGACGGGTCTCGTCAGCGTCCCGCAGGTCGTACTGGCTCCAGGTGAACACCGTCGAGTTGACGGCCACACCGCCGGTCAGGCCGCCGATAGCGGACAGGAACGGGGTGTCCTCGGGGGAGACGTTGAACAACTCCCCCACATAGTTGGGCAGGTTGTAGGTTGTGCCCAGACCGGTGATACCAGCCATGATCAGTTAACCTTCCTTCTTTTCAGCGTTTTTCGCGGGCCAACTCGGCCAACCTCTGCGTCTTCAACTTGATGGCTAACTGGTAGTCACCGGAAGACTCGGCGGCGTGGATTTGATCCGCGAGGGATGGGGTGGACGGCTGATTGCCGACACCCGGAACATGAGTTCCTTTTGAGGGTTTCACTGCCGCGGCGAGCATTTCGGCCTGCCTGGACAGGGTTTCCTCGTCGGAACCGGTGAGGAACAGTTCAGCGTATTCATCGGAGATGCCGTGCTTGGCGGCGATACGCCAGCGCATGGCTTCAGCTTCGGCGCGGGTGGCGCGTTGCGCTGCCTCACCCAGCTCCGCAGCCAGTTTCACCTCGACGGAAAGTTGAGCCTTCTTGAGTTCGTCCAGCTCCATGCGGGCTGCGGCGTTCTCCTTGGCCTTCTTCTCCTGTTCGCGTGCCTTCTGCTTCCAGAAGTTGACCGTTTCGGTCGGCTTCGGGGTGGCTTCGGGCTCAACGGTCTCCGTTGCGGTTTCCGCTGTTGTGTCCTCATCAGACATGGTGTTTTTCCTATCTATCCCGTTGCGGGTTTGCGCCCAGCCGTTGCGGCGGGAACACATCTAGACCACTCCAAAAATTGTTTTGGAATGGTTTAGACAGTCAGTGGTGATTATTTTTGCGCGTCAACAAATGCGCGGTATTGAGGCGAGTTTTTCAACATCTCAGACAACATCCGCCGGTATCCGCTGTGCCATGCGCGGGCCAACACATCATCACCGATGTAGGGGTTCACGGCACCCGGTTCAGCCGATCTGCCCTCGACAGCGGCGGCTTTCAAATCTTCCGGCGTCATCGCAGGAAGTCCTGCTGCATAGCCACATCAAATACGTTACTGCCATCCAGCACGGCTTGTCGATACACCGATCGGGTGATCCGTCCACCGTTTGCGTCGAACCAGGCTGCCATCTCGTCGGACATCACTCTGCGGGCGGTCGCATCATTCACCGACCACAACCTTTGAGGATTGAATTTCCCAACATATTCGCGGCGAATCATGTAGCCGTTTGTTGCGGCTTCCGCTTTCCAATACTGTTCGGCGACGTAGTCGGCGTGCATGGAGGCAACCAGATCGTCGAAGCGTTCCCCGACGTGACCGGATGCGCGGGCAGCCGACATGAAATCGCGGCGCCGAATGAAATCCAACGATCGTCCGTACACTTCCGATTCGGCTTGGTCCGGCTGCCATCCCTGCTCGACCAAGTCAAAGATGCGTTGCTGTTTAGCGGCGTCTTTGGCTTCCCGGCGCGCCGCCCTGGCTGCCGCGCGTGCAGCTTTTTTCTGTTCCGCCGACTCGAGTTGCAGAGCTTTAGCGAACAATTCGTCGGCGCGCGCATCGTCGCCGGCTTCCAGCGCCGCCAACGCCTCGGAGTTGATGCGGTCAATGGCATCAGCGGGACTACTGAGGACTTCGCCGATAGGCGGCGGTTCGTTCGGCGCCGGTGGCGGCAATTTTACTGCCGGTTGAGGTAGCAGAGTCGGCGATGGAACGTCCGGCGTTAAGTCGCCGGTAGCGGCGGGTTTACGTTTCGGTGTGTAAACCTCGACGCCTTCCTGTTTCCGCCAGGACGACAAAATCTGTTTGGTGTCGCCGGTTCCGGCGTCGGCGCGGGCCTTCAGATATTCGTCGTTCCACTGCTGCGCCAACTCGGCGGCCTGCGGCTCCGTCCGCGCCAGATACTCCATAGGGTCGACACCAGTCGGGATAGCTATCGCCACGCAGTGACAGAAATCGTGGTACTCACTGGCCATTTTACGTTTAGACCCGGAACGTCGACGCCCATAAACCACAGTGGTTTTTCGGCGATCTTCATACGGTTTTCCCGTCTCCGGGTTGATCTTCAACTTCACCCCGGCACCGGCATACGTTTCACCGTTCGCGGTCCGTGATGCCAACAATCTGCAGAACGCGCACGCGTTCGGTCTCGCCACCCGAACCCAGCGCATGTTCTGCTCGCCGACATTAGCGACGGTGGTAGTCCGGTCGCCGTCATAGATTGCCCGTTGCGCGGTGCCCGCCATCCGAGATATCGCTTGCTTGCCGTCACCTTGAAGAGCCCACCGCGCCGAATTGATTAGCTTTTCCTCGGGCAGCGGATCGGCCACAACAGGAACTTTGGCAATATCGGGAAAGTCTTCTTCAAAAAAAGTTGCCGACGTTTGCGAAGCAAGTTCGTGATACGGGGCCACAATGTCAGGAAACGCCCGAATCACATAGTCGGAGAACTCCACATCCGACTGAATTTCAGCTAGCCGCCACAGGTTGCGGATATCCGCCTCAACCAACCTTGTCAGATTGTCGAGAATGAAACGGCGTTCAGCCGCCGATACCGCCACCGGTCACCTGATCGTTGGCTGTATCCGCTGGTTGCTGCTCCTGTTGAAGACGAGTCAACAAACCAGTCACTGTGCTGCGCCGTTTATCGGCCCAGGCCCGTTCCACCGTCGTCGCATCCCAACCGAGCTGCTCCAACGGAACCTTCGACTCGGCCAGCCACGGCATCGCCTGAACAACCTTGATCAGGAAATCGCCGGCCGCGGACTGCGGCGGATTCTCCGGGTCACGCCATAAAGCGTCCAGATTCGCCAACTCGGCCGGCGGTGCATCCAAATCGTCACGAATCTGCACCGCCGTCACCATCGCCCTGGACAACCTCGGCCCGAAACAATCCTGCGCATACCGGGCCTCAACAATCAGATCTCGTTCGGCTGCCTCAATAGCTTCGGCAGACGACGGGTTGTCCTGAACAATGCCCAAAGCGTTCAACGGCAACGACGTTTCCGCGCAGAACATCGCCGCCAATGACCGCAACTGGTCGGTGTGCGGCTGCGGCGACGACTGCGGAAACTGCCCCAACTGCGGCATATCGCCGGTGTCCGGGTCGCGGCCAGCCGCCCACACCCGACCCAGGATCGCCTCCCACTGATTCAACGGGTTCCCGTCCGCATCAACGAACATCGACTCGTCGGCACCCATCGCATAGCGTTGCGGGCTCGAGAAAAACTCGGCGTGAACCTCCATCCGAAACAGCGTCCGCAACGCCGAATCCGACAACCCCATCACCGCGCGGGAAATCCTCGACGAACCGAACGGCCGATCAAGCCGCGGCTTGTACGGAATCACCTCCACCGGCAGCCTGCCCAACGTGTGCGAAAACCGCGACACCTGCCAACGACCGTCGTAGTAAGCGGTGACCGTCATACCCGGCATAAACAAAGCCCAACCAGTCACCCGGCCAACATCGTCCATGTCGGTGATTGTCAACGCATACTTCAACCGGCGGCGCCGGGAATCCCACACCCCTGACGCGTACAGCGCCGACTGCGACGAAATCAAAACATCCGGCTCACCCTCCGCCACATCACCTTTCGTGACAGTCAGAAACGAGCAGGAATGAACCAGCGCCGACGTCAACGTCTGCGGCAACTCAATGTGCATATCGTTGGCGCGCCACATGTCCCGCACCCCGAAACGATCATTCTCGTCGCCCGGAACCACGAACCCGTCCAACGTCAACCGGCGGGCCAACGTGTCGACCGCTTTCTGCGGCCACCCCAACACCAGCTCGAGGTCCGTCAGATGCGGCGGGATCGCGATCTCGAGATCCTTCAACACGTTGTGCTGGTCGTAATACTGCGCCCGCAACAAATTTCGGCGCAGCTTCTCCGTCCACTTCTTCCAGCACTCGTTGAACGCGTACTTCTCTTCGTCCGTCAAACCATTGATGGGGCCGGTGGTGGCAATCAACTGAGCAATGCTCATCTGAGTATGACCACCTTTCCTGTACTAGATTTCGACCGTTTGTGGGCCGTCGCGCCGAACAACGCCAACGTGGCCGCCACAATCGGATAAATGGCCTGCGTCGGATCGGAACGGTCCAACGCCCAACCACCCGCATCCCTGATCGGGCGGCGCCGCGCACCCAAAATCGCCTCAGTGACCTTCTGCTGCGCCGAATGAGTCAACGAATCAGTGGAGATACGGTTCTCCAACACCCCGCACGCCTGCGCCATCTGCGACGCACCCGTCACCACAACCTGACACTTCCTGGCCTTCAAATCCGGGATGAACGACGCCGCCGGCGACATCTGATCCACCACCACCGGAATCCGTCGGCCCGCCCGCTCCACAATCCACTCCACAACAGCAACCGGGTCCGAGCCCTCCCACACCTGCTCAATATGGGCGTTCTCACCCTCCACCCAACACCCGGCCACCGAAATGTCCCGGCCATGCGACATGTCCACACCCAACGCATCAGGGCGAACACCATCAGCCGGACCAACATCAGCCATCGACTTCCACTGCGCCGCCGTCACCAACGGCTTATGAACCGAAACCTCATCCCAAATGCCCTGCGCCTCCCGGCGGAACGAATCCTCCGACAACACCTTGAACATCCGCAAAATCGCCCGCTCCGACGTGCGCTTCGGAAACGACGGATTCATCTTCCGCCACTGCTCCCGATCCAACGGATCACAACCACGATCCGCCGAAATCTCCACAAACCCCACATCCGTGGATTCACCGTCCAACGCCTCCTGGCGCAACACCGTGAACACCTCACCCGGATCATTCGGCTTCGGAGGCGTACCAGCCAACAACACCAACGGATTAGGGGCAGCGTTCGTCGCCGGCACCATGTC